CAATCATCTCGTCGATTGTGAAGGGCATACCAGCCATCTTCTCATCATTCGTATGAATGTAACCTTGGTTTGTACAAATGAAATACCTATTCATCACAAAGTCTCCAGCCACTGCTTGATAGAACCAAACTTCAGACCGAAGTGGTACTCAAGACGTTCGTAGCCATAGAACTGAAAGGCTTCAAGTTCATCTTCCGACTCAGCCAGAATCTCGATGGCACGGACAAGATCGGTGCCAGGAATGAGTTCCTGAATCTTTTCGACCTGACCAACAAAAGCCTGGAAGTTCTTTTCCTTGCGGATCTTCTCTTCCTCAATCTGAACATTCAGCTTTTCAGCAAGATATTCAAAGTCCTTGTCGAACTCTTCAATCGACTCGAACTGAGCATACCGAGGACGACTGCCATAGACATCCTTGTAAAGATCGGAATAGATGTCACCGTCATGGCTGTTGGTGACGCGGTTGATATCACTGAGACTCAGGAAAGAAGAAACCTGTTCAACAGGCTCGACCGGAAGGGCGATGAAAGGATCGACATAGGCCATAACAAAATCTCCAATTGCGTGTTACATCCTCTTGATAGACGATCCGAGAAAATATGTCAAGACCTTTTTTGATATTTTTATCCAGCCAGAAACTCCGGACCTTCACCTGACATCCACGAAGTTCGGGCTTGTTCGGCCAACTTATAATCGTGGTAACTCTTGGTGAAAACCACCTGATTGTTCTCAATCAGAGTGACCTCATAGAGGTCGTTTGCAGTGTTGTGTTGCAGGTATACCTTTCGATCCATGATTCACTCCATTCCAAGCGCGCATAGGTAAGTGGTGGTGAGAGCCTCTTCTTCGAGACGGTCTGCACGATTCTGCTTACGGATCTTTACGATCTTACGCATAATCTTCTTGTCATAACCTGTAGAAGCACCTTCAGTATAAACATCCTTGATATTCTCAGAGATGTCCTTCTTTTCCTCTTCAAGTCGTTCAATCCGTTCAATCAGAAGACGAAGACGATCATCGGTGGCAGTAGTATCAGTCATAATATAAACTCCTAATGTGGTGGATGCCCCACCTCGGCTCGAACGAGGAACCTTCTGAATCAAAATCAGATGTGCTACCTATTGCACCATGGGGCAACAAAAAGTGGAGGAAGCGGTGGGATTCGAACCCACGGAACGCCCATCACGTTCGTCGCATTTCAAGTGCGGTGCCATAAACCAACTCGACCACGCTTCCTTGTCGTGGGTGATAGGAGAAAGGAAAGGAAAGCCTATCACCCACTATTCGCTACTCTTAGTCTTCCTCGGAAAGACGCTTGAAGAAGGCCAGGTCATCATCTTCCTCGTCGCCTTCAGAGGCCTTGGACGACCAAGGAAGATCATCTGCATCCGACTCGACCTTGGCTTGACGCTGGGTTGGAGCGGGAGTGGAAGGAAGATCATCATCTTCCACATGACTGCGAGTAGGAGCATTGAGTTCCAGAACCTCGTTCAGACGGCGCTCAAGTTCCTCATAGGACTTGAAGTTTGAAGGATCAACGATTGTCTGAAGAGAATGTTCGCTCTTCCACAGAGACTCAAGTTCATCATCATCTTCGCTGATTGCCTTAGGTGCACCAAAACTTGACTTGTCATAGTTCTGATAGCCTTCGACCTTACGAATACGAAGATAGAAGTCAGCACCATTCCACATATCAAATGGATTGACAGGAGCAATCTCCTCAATACCATCATCAACAGGATTCATCAGTTCATTGATCTTGTTGAAAATCTTCTTACCATACTTGTATAGGAAGACCTTACCGTTGTTGTCAGGATTACCAGGATCCTTGATGACCAGAATATTCGAGACATAATGTTCACGACGCTTCTGATTGCGAACCTGCTTGCGCTGGGGCGAGTCATCATTGTCAGATTCACGCCACAGACGGCTATTGTATTCTGAAAGAGGATCCTTCTCGCCTAGAGTGGTGCGAGAGTTCTCAATATACCACTTACCACCAGGACCCTTGAAACCATGGTCCCAATAGCGTATGAAAGGAACATCCTCGTCGGGAGGAGCAGGAAGAAAACGAATGATAGCAGAACCATTGCCTGCCTTATCGACAGTTGGCTTCCAATACTTGTCGTCATTCGACTTGCGATCATTTGTGGTGTTGTTGAGTTTACCAACCTGTTCGGTTAGCTTGCGTAGTGAGTCCTGGCTTGAGGACTTTAGCTTTGAAAAATCTACCATTGTGTATTCTCCTTGTATAACAGTGTGTTTCAGATTGTTTCACATTATTCATTGTATGTCACGGTGTTCATTATGCTTCACTTTGTTCATCATGAATACTCTATATATAACCGATTTCCAGAATAATGTCAAGTATTATCCCAGTTTCTATTGTGCAGAAATAGACTCTGCTCCCGGATGTAGCGTTCCAGCATCGTGGAAGACTTGCGGATTTCCATGGTTGTCTCCGGATCAAAAGTAAATCCGAAGGCATTTAGGACATGAATCCAGTATTCTATTGTCTGACAGTTCACATGATTATGACCGGGTTGGCCGGGAAGAGCATGTGTCATTAGAACATATTTGCAACTATCCCATGTTGAAACGACGTTTCTCATATACATTTCATCAACATGCTCAACAAACTCGCATGTGTATGCCAGATCATACTTTTTGTCTAAGATATATGGACCTGTTGTATAGTCGTGAATGATGACATCATCCAAATCTCTTTTCACAACAAAATCACCATCGATGCCAATAGCATCCAAACCTTTTGATCTCGCCATTTGAACCATTCCACCCAAACCACAACCAACATCCACCACTGACTTGATACCAAAGGTGTTGATAAGATAATCTAGCGCGCCTTCATCATAATGTTGCATCTCTTCGTGGCCACCAAGGTGCATAGGCAAACCGCCTTCTTGTGTAATATTCAACTTGAAAGTCATTATAAAACTCCTTTATTCATGTAAAACTGCTCAGATTGCTGCTCTTGGGTAGATAGTTGAGTTCCTCGGCTTCAAGCTGGATCATTCCTTTGAGATTCTCATTGGAACGAACCAGCTTGCCTAGGTCTTCAACATCAATATTGTTTTGTTCGGCATATAGAACAATAGCATCAATCAGAGAGATGTCGTGTTTCCACACCAAAGATTCTATTTCATCAAATGTTGTTTTCTGTATTGACATATAAATGTCGCCTTTCTCCAAAAGAATACAAATACATAAATAAACTTTGAGCACCGGAGGCATTGCCTCCGGTTACTTTTACTCATAATCTATCCCTTATAAAACAGATGACCTTCGATTTTCATGGTTAGTCTATATTTTGACCAACCCTTTGGATGAACGTATGCAGCATGATAAAATGTAGATCCATTGGTAACATCTTGCATATGTCCATTATAAACCGTCTCTGCAATATGTATGCAGTCCTGATATGTATCGGGATATTTGATAGGTGATTTGTGTCTCATCCACGAGAACTGATAATGACCAGCGATCTTTTGCTTGACGACCTCGCATGGTGTAGAACCAAACCTATCCGGTTGCTTCATTCTGTTCATTACCACATTTGCCACAGCGACCTTGCCTTTCAGCGGCTCACCACGGGCTTCAAAATATATGTTGTCTGCCAGACACTTTACTTGTTGATTTTGTGTTTCTGCTCTGGCTACTGAAACTGTAAAAAAACTAAAACCTAAACATAGACTAACGATTAGTCGTTTGAACATTTATCTTCTCTTTGTGAACGAGCCAGAAGATACAGATGACTTTACTAGCGTATCTCAACGCATATCATCTATACCAATATGAGAAGACAACATAGGCATCTTCAACATCCATTCTCCTTCTACTGAGAATGCAGGATCGTTATGTTTCGTCGGTGGTGTTTTGATAACACCGCTTTCTAGCCATACCAAGACCGAAGCTAATGTAGAAGTCAATGGAGGGAAGAACCTCCGCATATTCTATTTATACAACAGAAATCTTTAGATGTCAAGAACTATTTGCAAAGTCGCCTAGCCCACTCGCTCACCTCCCCTCTCTGCGCGCTCTCGCAGGCGGTTGCGATCTCGGGGAGGGTCATTTCACGCACCCCGCTGCAAACATGAATGTACATGTGATCTTGGCAAAAACCGCCATTCCACATAGCGCAAGAAAGGCAGCGTCAAGCGCAAGAAAACAAGCGGCTATAGACGTTAGTTTTTCACGAATCTCTTTCATCTTCAATCCTTCCGTTCGAGGGTGCCCCCGGTGCAAGTCGCACTATAGTATGCTCCGGCGTAGTCCAGTGTGTCGGGCCAGTATAACCTCTGGCCAACCAACCGGCCACAAGCTGAAAGCCGCTAGACGGCCACCCCGTATTCGCCGGGGGGTTATCAAAAAGACAAAACTCGACAATGCCAAAACCCATTTCGCGGATATCGCGCAAACGTGCCCGTGTGGTGAAATGGTTTATGGTGGCGAGAAAAACGATATTATCCGCTACCTTCATGCTATGCACAAGAAAACCGCGAAAGTCAGACCATGGCGGGTTGGTGACAACCCAGTCCACGTGACCTTCAAAATCATAAAATGAAAA